CCGCCACCAGAACCACCAGAACCACCGCTGCCAGATGACCCAGAGCCAGCAGATTGGCCATAACCTTGGCCCACACCGCCGCTACCTCCAGAGCCGCCAGAGCCACCAGAACCACCGTTGTGATAGGTGTAGGTAGTGACCTGCGACTCTCTTGCGATTGAATAGCTTTTGAAATTGCCATATGCGCCACCACCAGACTGTGACCAAACACCACCTCTTGTGTATCGGTAGCCCCCTACAGTGACCTGAGAAGCGTTGGAATATGTGAACGGTGATGGCCAATTAGCACCCCAATACCAGTAGTAGGCGTTGGGGTCGTTGGGGTGCAGGTTGGCGTTGTAGAACACTCGATAAGTTGATGGGTTTCCGGTCGGTCCTTGCGCACTGCCAGCGTATCCTTGCCAAGCATAGTAGCCTTGGAAGTTTCCCCATCCAGTTGATGAAGTGCTCCCTTGGCCACCTGTGCCACCAGTGCCACCGCTGCCGCCAGCACCACCCCCACCGCCACCGGCTCTGATCGTGCCGTTGTTGATAAAAGTGACTGACGAAGCGAAGTAGCAAGCATCACCGCCCGTGCCGCCGTTAGCTGCACCACCAGCACCAGAGATAGTGCCGTTGTTGGTGATTGAGAGTGAGCCAGATAAACCGCTGGGGGCTTGTAGCGCATAGTTAGAAGTGCTTGTCGCACCTATTTCGACGCCGCTGTTGATAACGATGTCTTTAGGGTAATCCACACCATAGTCGTCACCGAAAAGCGACGAAGCGTTGCGGTTGGTGTCATTGCCATCCAGCGTCTTGCGAAAGCCTTTTGCCGTCGAGTAGAAGTCGTCAAAGTCGATAGCGCCGCTGGTCGGCACAGAAGCTGCTAAGTTTACGCCGTTATTGTTTGCAGCCTTTGCACGAATGTGACTGCCGCCTCTGTAGAGGTCGCCGAGTGAAATTGCAGACGAGCCGCCGACAAACTCCGTGCGGAAGTCGGCCAGGCTCACTGCGCCTGATGCTGCGATTGCCATTAGATTGTCCCGAAGGCTGTTACGTTACCGACGACCGTCAAGTTGCCGCTGCTGTCCAGCTTGGCCTTGTTTGTACCGCCGTATGAGATGATGAGGTTGTTACCGGAGACGCTGAACTGCCAGTCGTTCGACCCGTTATCGAGGGTCATGGTGTCTGCTAGGACATCACCAGTTATAATTACACCACTGCTACTGGTAGAGAATTTCTGACTTCCATTGTGCGAAAGCTGAACAGCGCCATCCTTTATGAACTCGCCCATATTCTTTGAGTTATCGGATGTCAGGGCAATCTTTGAGCCGTTTGTGTCAATGACAAGAAACTGACCGCCGGTTTCCATTATCCGGCTGTAAGTTCCATCGCTGTAAACTTCTAAGTCTGGCCCAGCACCAAAGATGGCCTTGTTATTGTCACCGAAGGTCACGTCGCCAGTAACATCTACGCCTGTGCTGGTGGTGGCAATTTTAGTTACGCCATCGTAATGCAAATGCGCTGCATCACCTTGCTGTGTGATGATATTATCGCCAGCACTGTTTGTTATTAAGACACTGCCCGTACCACCCGGCTTGACGACGACTGTTTTGTTTTCGCCCGTCTTCCCCGCAATAAAGCTATTCGACCCATCGTGGTAAATCTCCAGATCATTACCTGTGCCAAAACGAGCCTTCACGTTGTCATTGAAGTCGACACCGTTTGAGCCGCCTACAGCAGTTGCGCTAGCTGCTATGCCGTTCAGTTTGGTGTGGTCGGCGTCTGTAAACACATTGCTATCAGTTGCGCTTTCGACCAGCGTCCTGATTTCGGCTGCTGTCTGATCGGCAGTGGCTGATGCCTCTATACCGTCCATCTTGGTCTTGTCGGCAGCGGACATCAGTCCGGCTGCACCTGTGGTCGCATTGGATGGCTGTGCCACCGTTGCATAACTGAGATTGCCTGAACCGTCAGTCTGTAAGAACTGACCGTTTGTTCCGTTTGATCCGGGCAGAGTAAAGTTTACATTACCAGAGTAGTTGGCATGGGCAGGGGCTTTGATTGTAACTTTGTGGGCGTTGCTTACCTCGCAATACATATCGATGTATGCGGGGCTACCTGTACCCGTCCGCATCGAGATAGCACCGTCAGAGACGCTCACACCGTCACTAGAACCGTCACCTCCAAGATGTACAGTCCGTCCCTGATCTGACGGGACATAGTTTGTACCATTATAAGTCAGCACATGGCCTGTCAGATGTCCTGTTAGATCGACGTTGTTAGCGTCACCGACACTGAAGCTGGCGAGTTGAAACGTACCATAGGCAACCATGTCCACGATATCGCCACTTGCTGCGGCGGACGCGAGAGTGACGCTTGTACCATTGGTAGCTGTGAAGTCGTTGTCTGGGTTGAGTTTAATACCGTTGTGATAGACATCAATAAATCCTGCATCGTAAGCAATCGGGAATACAGTGGTAGAGCCTGTGTACGTACCTTCGTTTGTCCCGACAGCGTATGTCTGTCGTTGGGATGTCCCGTTGACTGTTGATCCAGCAGCAACCCAGCCGCCAGATCCGTAAACCTTCATGGTGTCCGTGGTCGAATCGAAGTAGAGACTTCCAATTACGAGAGCATCCCCGTCATTATCGACTGTCGGAGCTGAACTCTTTGCCCCAAGGAAACGATCATCGAATAGGTCGTATGCAGCGGCGGCAGAATTGGCGCTTGATGCAGCATTTGTCTCAGAATTCGCCGCATTTGTAGCGCTTGTTGCAGCGTTGGTTTCGCTAGTTGCCGCAGCGGTAGCTGATGAAGCAGCCGCCGCATTACTTGCGTTGGTTGTATCAACGTAACCTTTAGTGGCTACTTCGTTTGAAGCGCTAGGCGTAGGAAGACCAGTGATGGTGTTGCTTCCCATCGCTATGCCGCCAGTCATAGTGCCACCAGCAAGTGGCAGCATAGTGTCTGCATATGCCTTGGTAGAAGCATCTGTGCCAGCAGTAGGTGTTCCAAGACCTGTGATCTTGCTGCTGCCCATCGCAATAGCACCAGTCATCGTACCACCGGCTAGTGGCAGTTTGGTGGCTATGCTGTTGGTAATTGTAGTGCTGAAGTTAGAGTCGTCGCCAATCGCGGCAGCAAGTTCGTTGAGTGTATCGAGTGCGCCAGGTGCTGAATCCACAAGGCTAGCTAGCTCTGTATCCACGTAGTTCTTGGTTGCTGCGTCCTGCGCACTTGTTGGATCTACTACGTTGGTCAGAGCGGTAGCTGTAAAGTTGGCAGTTCCGTTTACGGTCAGGTTGTTTAACGTGGTAGTTCCTGACGAAGCAGTAACATTACCCGTAAGATCACCTGTCACATCACCTGTAATATTACCTGTAATGTTGCCTGTCAGATTGCCAGTTACATTACCCGTTAAGTCGCCTGTAATACCCGCATTTGCACTCAGGGTAGTAAAGCTACCTGCTGCACGAGTAGAACCACCAATAACCATATTATCGGCTGTACCACCGTTGATGTCAGCCGAAGTAAGAGTGGCCTGACCGGATGTTGTCAGCGTAGTAAATGCACCCGTAGAAGCGGAAGCTGCACCGATAGCTGTCCCATCGATAGCACCACCATTGATATCGGCAGCACCAATTACCACCGAGCCTGTACCGGCTGGCGTTAGTGTAATGCTTCCGTCTGTATTTGTTGCGGAGATTGTATTTGCGTCAAGCTTCAGATTGTCGACGCGCAGATCAGTAACAGCAGAATTCGTACCGATGGTTACGCCATCAATAGTCCCACCATTAATGTCAGCAGTGGTAACAGTGCCAAGATTACTGACAGTGCCGCCACTAAAACTGATTGTCCCATTGGCTGTAAGATTCGTAAAGTCTGCACCAGCGCGTGAACTGCCGCCGATGTCTGTGCCGTCAATCGTGCCTGCATTGATGTCGGCAGTTGTTGCTACAAGGCTGCTGGCTGTTACAGCGCCAGCGGATGATCCACCTATGGTAACACCATCGATTGTACCACCGTTGATGTCTGCTGTATCTGCAACCAGACTATCAATATTAGCAGTGCCATCTAGATGAAGGTCTTTGAACTGCTTAGTGGTAGAACCCAGATCGATGTCATCGTCTGTAGTAGGTTCGATAACACCGTCTTTGATGATTACCTGTTCAACTGGATTGCTGCTTACCTCAACGTAGAATTCAATCTCGTTGTTGGTTGTGTCTATAACAACCTTATTGTTAGGTGCAGTTTCTCCTGCATCACCTATCAAACCGATAACCGGACCTTCAGCGGTAGATCCATCATGCTTGTGTCCAGTAGAATTGCTGAAAGCATCTACGACTTGGTTCAACTCAGAATTGATTGGCGCTGCCCTGACGGTTGCGCCAGCCGTAATATCTGCTGAACTTTGTCTGGTGTAACCTGCCATTACCTCTTATCTCCTACACCGAAAGTAATCACGAACCCTTGAATAGCGTGTGCAACCTGATCTTCAGTCGTCACAAATCTAAGGGATACAGATCGACCTGAACCTGAAACGTACTTTCGGATAACTGGTGAGGGCGTTCCGTCATATTCAGCCGTACTGTCGAACAAACTTTCGTTGAAAGTTGCGGCTGTACCCGGATCAACAATATTAAAGTTGGCGGGGTTGAACGTGTTTGTGTCTTCGTAGTCGTAGAGCAGGGAGAACGTAATGTCTGTGGCTGCTACCGTATCCAGAAAAACCGCGACTACGTGAAGGTTCTTCCGCAACTCTGTATCCCCAAAATCGATAAATGGGGTCTGAAACACCGACACGATATTTGTGCCATCTTGGGTGTTTCCTAAATCATGATCGTATACTTTTCCGTTT